GTTAGTCAGCTGACTCTGTTCAGACATAGAATAATTCGTTCGGCTAATTGCTATTGGAAATGGCGCAAATACTAGCGGAAAAGCGCTTTTTTTGCATTGTTTTTGTATGAGTTAATCTTATCTAACCGATAAATTTGCAGGTATTGTATGTTTTTTTCGCGAAAGTCTTCCAAACCCTCGGCGATACTTCAGTGTGTAGTTGATTATTTGAGCAACTATTTTGTGGTAGATAAAGACGAGGTATTGCCATGGTGTGCCGAAGATGAAGGCACGATTACCATTACCTTTCCCTTTGCTAATCAGAGCCAATGGCCGTTTGTTGAAGCCGGCCTTGCACAAGCGCTGGATAATAAAAAGCTTAGCACCAGGTTGAGTTTTAAAACCCAAATCCACAGCGGGCAAACCGCAAAACCTCCGGTTACTAACATTCGCAACATTATTGCGGTTGCCTCCGGCAAGGGCGGAGTGGGTAAATCGACCACCAGTATCAACCTGGCCTTTGCACTCATGCAGGAAGGGGCCAGAGTGGGGATCCTTGATGCTGACATCTATGGCCCATCTGTGCCTATTATGTTGGGAAATGTTAGCGAACGTCCGGCAACTGCGGATAATAAACATATGCAGCCTTTAGAGGCCCACGGTATGGTGGCAAACTCGATTGGCTATCTGGTGCCTGCAGAAGATGCAGCCATATGGCGCGGCCCCATGGCCAGTAAAGCGCTTTCGCAAATCATTAATGAAACCCTGTGGCCGGTGCTGGATTACCTTATTGTGGATATGCCCCCGGGCACCGGCGATATACAGCTCACCATGGCACAACAGGTGCCGTTAACCGCAGCGGTGATAGTAACAACGCCGCAGGACTTAGCCATTGCCGATGCCCAGAAAGGCATTGCCATGTTTAATAAGGTCAATATTCCGGTGCTGGGGCTGGTGGAGAATATGAGCTTTTATCAGTGCACGGCTTGTGGGCATAAAGAGTATATTTTTGCCAAAGATGGCGGCAACTTATTAGCAGAACGCTACAATTTACCGCTGTTAGGGGCGCTACCGCTGGACGTGCGCATCCGTGAACACGCCGGTTCCGGGCAGCCACTGTTGGTTAGCGAACCAGGCAGTCCGCTGGCCGAGACTTACCGGGAAATGGCCCGGGCAGTATCAATTGAGCTGGCTACAACCGTGCCGGTAGCGGCGGAGCAGGGTAAGAACATTAAAGGTGACCCGATCGCGTTTAATGATGTGAAATAGTCATAGCTCATTCTAGACTGTTACTGTCTGTTTCATTGAAATTGGAAGTGCCCAGTTTTTTTACACTTTCTGTTTGAAAATTAAACGTCAATTATCCATGTACCTGATATTTATTGGTTTATTTATTTTGGCACAGTTGTTGTACAACCAAGTTTGAATTTTACAAAATCCCGTTTTATTTGCATAAACTAAACAAGGTAGTTGTAACATGAAAAACTTGACCAAATTAATACTCGTCGCAGGCTTAACAACACTGAGCATGGTTGCAAACGCAACGCTTATCGATAGCTTCGATAGAGCCGATACTGCTTCTTTAGGTGCCGACTGGACCAATGACACTGGTAGCTGTCAAATCATTTCTAACCAAGCTGTTTGTCAGGGCGTAGGAGCATCTGTTTACAATGGCGTGACTTCTTCGAACATTTACGCTGACTTTTACCATCTGTCTGCGGACGACGGCTACGGCGCGCTGGTTTTGGGTTTTGCAGATTCAACTAACAGCTTGTATGTAAAATTACAAAGTCAGGATTCAATTGCTGGTTTTGAACGTGTTGGTTATTATTTTGGTTCAAACGGCACAGGCAACCCTTTGTGGACTGAATCGGATTTCGATGTATTCCCAGGTACGGCGGTAACCTCGCTTCGCATGACATTATCTTTATTTAACACCGACCTTCAAATTGATTTCGATGTGGATTTTGACGGTGTTAGTGATTACCAAGTAGTAAAAAGTGATGTTCCTGTAAATCTGCTTGGTAGCAGTATTGGAATTGGCGGCTGGAACAATACCGTGGGTATTGATAACTTCTCTGCTGAAGTTGAAGCAACTGATCCTGAGGCTACTCCAGCCCCTGCACCGGCAACTTTGGCGCTGCTCTTTATTGGTTTAATGGGTATTGCAAGATCAAAGCGCATTCGCGCTTAAATAGCATTTTCTCTCAAATAGCAGGTAATAATTAATTGCCTGCTCTTTGATGACTCGCGAAATCAGGGTTAACCTTTCCGCATTAATTTTCCTTTTCAATACCAAAAAAGCCGGTTAATCCATTGAATGTATTCGTGTGAGTAAGGATAATGGCGCACTACTATATATTCTGGACTATCTCATGCGTCTTTGTGATCGCGATATTTATAAGTACCTGCAAGACGGCAAAATTAAAATCGATCCGCAACCTGATTACGATCAGATCAGCGGCCTCACGGTGGATATTCGTCTGGGCAATAAATTTCGTGTATTCGAAGATCACGCCGCACCATACATTGATTTAAGCGGGCCTAAATCGCAGGTGCAGGCCGCCCTTGAGTCGGTAATGAGCGACGAAATTGAACTGTCGGAAGACAAAGCTTTTTTTCTCCATCCTAAAGAGCTGGCCCTGGCCATTACTCATGAATCAGTCACCTTGCCAGACAATATCGTAGGCTGGCTTGACGGACGGTCCTCACTGGCTCGCCTTGGGTTGATGGTGCATGTAACCGCTCATCGTATTGACCCTGGCTGGTCGGGTAATATTGTCCTGGAGTTTTACAACAGCGGTAAGTTACCACTGGCGTTACGCCCACTAATGAAAATTGGTGCGCTGAGTTTTGAAGTACTCAGCCAGTCTGCAGAAAAACCCTACAATGCCCGAATTGACGCCAAGTACAAAGGGCAGGCAGGCGCTGTGGCGAGTCGTATATCCGCAGACGGTAAAGACGACAGCGAGTAAAGTATTCCTTTCGATTATTTTTTAAAGTGCCACAATTACTTGTAAATTTATTGTTTAAAATTTACATCTAAAACTTTACTTAATCGATTAAGTTGCTATCTTATTGGGTATTAAAACCTGATAAGGAAGCAACTATGCGCCTGGCTACCGCTTTATATTTGTCGGCTCTCTCACTGCTGAGTTTTACTGCACAGGCTACTGACGTTTCGGTAGCCTCACCAGACGGTGATATTACATTTACCTTTACCGATAAAAACGATTACGCCCAGTACACCGTGGACTACAACGGTAAGCAGATCATGCGCCCGGCGCGCCTGGGTTTTGCTTTTGCGAAGGCCAAATAAATGTATCGCCACCTTAAGGTCAGTGAGGTTAGCCGCAGCAGTGAAGACAGTACCTGGGAGCAACCCTGGGGTGAGCAACGCCTCATTCGCAACCACTACAATGAGTTGGTGGTTAAATTTACCGATAAGAATGATGCCGATAATGCCTTTAACGTGCAGGTACGGGTATTTGATGACGGCATTGGCTTTCGTTATCACGTAATTGCCGACGGGCAGCGTGATATCACCCGTGAAATGACCGAGTTTTCGATTATCGATTCGCATACGGCTACCGCTTACTGGATCCCGGGGCAGGGTTATGACCGTCAGGAATATTTGTATCGCGAGACCCGGTTGCAGGATGTAGGCAAAGCCAGCACACCTATGACCATAAAACTGGATGACGGCACGCACCTGGCAATTCATGAGGCAGCGCTGGTGGATTATGCAGGCATGAGCCTCGACTGGCAGGTGCTGGGGCGCTTTGAAGCTGATTTAGCCCCACGTGCGGACGGCATTAAAGTTCGCAAGCAAGGCAGTTTTACTACGCCATGGCGCACCGTGCAGATAGCACCGAATGCAGCAGGGTTAATCAACTCGTACATCACCCTTAATCTTAACGAACCCAATAAACTGGGTGAGGTTGACTGGATTAACCCGGGTAAATACATCGGTATCTGGTGGGGAATGCATATTCAGAAATACACCTGGGGCTCCGGTGAAAAGCATGGCGCTACGACTGAAAATACCTTGCGCTACATGGACTTTGCCGCAGAGCACGGCTTCGACGGTGTGTTAGTAGAAGGTTGGAATGTAGGCTGGGATGGCGACTGGATCCAAAACTCAGAGCTGTTCTCATTTACCCAAAGTTACCCGGATTTTGATATCAAAAAAGTCAGCGACCACGGCAAAAAAGTGGGGGTTAAGCTCATTGGGCACCATGAAACTTCAGGCGGAATAACCAACTACGAAGCACAGATGGAAGACGGTTTTGCACTGTATCAGAAGATGGGCGTCGAGCAGATAAAAACCGGCTATGTCGCCCACGGCCAGAGTCTGAAAGTGACCGGTGATACGGGCATAAAGCGCCTTGAATATACCGACAGTCAACCATTGGTAAATCACTTTATTAAAAACATTACCACTGCGGCGAAATACGGTATTTCGATTAACACCCATGAATCGGTAAAAGACACTGGCCTACGCCGTACTTATCCAAACTGGATTGCCCGCGAAAGTGCGCGCGGCCAGGAATACAACTCCGGCTGGGCAGCGCCGAATCCACCCGAGCATGTGCCAATGCTGGCGTTTACCCGCATGCTATCCGGCCCTATGGACTTTACGCCGGGCATATTCGACCTGGATTACCCACCAATCCAAGGGGGCACAGAAGAACATGGCCGGGTTAAATACATGCGCCCGCAAACCACCATTGCTAAGCAGTTAGCCGAATATGTTGTGCTTTACAGTCCCATCCAGATGGCCGCTGACCTGCCGGAAAACTACGAAGCGAAAATGGCACCATTCCAGTTTATCAAGGATGTGCCTACCGACTGGGAGCAAACCCGGGCTTTACAGGGCGAAGTAGGGGATTATGTCGTTATCGCTCGCCAGGAACGTAAAGCCCGTGAGTACACAGGGAACGACTGGTATTTAGGGGCAATTACTAACGAAGAGGCGCGGGATATCACCGTGCCACTGAGTTTTCTGAAACCCGGTAAAACCTACGAAGCGCAAATCTACAAAGACGGCAAAAAAGCCGATTGGCAAACCAACCCCTATGACGTGGATATCAGTAAAAGAAAGGTGACCAGCAAAGATTCATTAACCTTGCACCTTGCTGCGGCTGGTGGTGCGGCGATAAGGTTTAAACAGCTGTAAACAGTAAAAATAAACCAGTGAGACCAAAGGCGCCAAATCCCCAACCAACGGCGCCTTTTTTTTTCATTACCCAATTACCTGTATAACAATACCTTTAGTGACTTCCATTGTGCAGCAGAGCAGCATCGAACAAATATTGTACTGGCATGGCATTACCTATACAGTTGTCATTGACCAAAACAACAGGGAAAGATTTCGTGAGCAGATTTACTACGCTATGTGCATTGAGTTTTCTACTGCTTTCTGGCTGGTCTAATGCAAAGGATTTAAATCAAAAAATTGATGCACTCATGCAGTCCGCGATAGAGGCCGAGGCGCCAGGCTGTAATTTGGGAATAATGCACAAGGGAGAGTTTTTACATAAAGCGGGCTACGGACTGGCTAACCTTGAACTGAACGTGCCGCTAGATGGAAATCAGGTGCACAGAATGGCGTCGGTTTCCAAGCAATTTACTGCCATGGCCGTATTGATGTTGGTGGAACAGGGCAAAATTGATCTTGATCAGGACATTCACACCTATTTACCTGAATTGCGAGACTACGGACATACCGTAACCGTCCGTCAAATGTTAGGTCATACCGCTGGTATGGGCGACTATGATCTTATCGCTGATTCGTATGAAGGCAGCAAAACAGAAAATAATACTGGGTTAAAATCTGCCGCAGGCGGCGATTTTCGTTTAGGTAATGAAGACTACCTTACCATCAGTGAATTTTATGATGTGGTAAAGCGAGTACCATTAGCCATGCCACCAGAACAGAAATACCAGTACAGCAATCTTGCCTACTTCTTACTGTCTATGCTTGTTGAAGAGGTTTCAGGACAGACACTGCGAGAGTTTAGCCATCAATATGTCTTCAAACCACTCAACATGAAACACACCTTCTTTAGCGATAATCCCGTGGAAATTGTTAAGAATCGTGCTTATGGCTACAGGCAACTAGAAAATGGCAGCTATGTTACTGATATGACGAATTTATTTTGGGTTGGTGATGGTGGCTTACACACTAATTTAGATGATTTATTGCGATGGAGTGATAATTTTCTGCAGCCGAAAATTGGTAAATCACCCCAGGCATTGATTGACGCAATGAATACGCCGAATAGTCAGCAGCAAGCTGGAGAAGGGGTCTTTTACGCTAATGGGCAGTTTATCCACACGTTTAAAGATTATCAGGCATACTCACATTCAGGAGGGTGGTTAGGCACCGCTACCTATTTCGCGAGATATCCCGAATTGGAGCTATCTTTTGCCATGATGTGCAACGATGTTTCTAATGACCAAGTCTTCGAGGCGTTTAGCGAGGTTCGCGAAGCTGTGTTTAATACCATTACCAACACTGAATAGCGGATATTGATTACCGCTTTATTGAAAGTGAAGTCTGTACTCTGATGGAATTTTCGACAACCAGAACAAAAGCCTGATAATTGTATGGCGTAACCGTTGCAATCAGACAAAATATGAGTACACTTAGCGGCTCTTTCGGTCGGTGTGTAGCGCAGCCTGGTAGCGCACTGTCATGGGGTGTCAGGGGTCGGAGGTTCAAATCCTCTCACACCGACCAATTCCTCCCCCAATATCAATAGTTTATATCAAATCTAAATTTCCCGTATGTTGCACCAATACAGTATTTTTAATCTGTGTTGCACGTATGTTGCACCGTTTATTTGCATTAGAATTTATCGTGGAAATAAAAAAGCCCCAACAGTTCCCACTGTTGAGGCCCTTAACGCTTTGAGGAGTCCGATGGATTGAAGAAATGAATTCTTCTATTCATAATTTTGCATATTTATGTGGTTTTATCAAATAATAATTGCATATATATTCAAAATATCCCATATTTTGCATTGTTATTCATTTTTTATGCAAATATGAGGTTCCAATGAAACACTTACTTGAATTACGCCAACAAAAAGCCGAACTGGTGCAGAAATCAAAAGCAATTCTCACTGGTTCTGAGACAGAAAAGCGCAATCTGACTGAGCAAGAAAGCCGTAGTCTCAGTGAATACCGAAATCAGATAGAACAAATTAATGCTGCTATTGAGCATCATGAATTGTTAGCTGAGGAAGAACGCTCTCTGATTGGCACCATGCCGGGTAATGACATCAATGCACCTAGTAATAGTGAGCTACGTGCTTTTGTTGTGACAGGTGATCGCCGTTCTTTATCTGCGGGCTCTGATTCTGATGGTGGTTACACTGTCATTCCATCTGTAGACAAAACAATTCATAAACAGCTACGAGAGCGTTCTGTATTTCGTCAGAATGCTACTGTTAAAAGTATTGGCACTGAAACCTATAAAAAGCTGGTCTCCACTGGTGGCACTACTACTGAATGGGCGGCTGAATCTGATACCCGGAATGAGACTAATACCAGTTCACTGCAGGAAGTAGCTATTAGCGTGAATAGCCTCTATGCATATCCTCAAACCACACAGGAATTGCTGGATTGGTCAGACTTTGACGTTGCTGGCTGGTTATCATCAGAAATCACTGCAGAGTCTGTACTGAAAGAAGAGGCGGCATTCTGGAACGGTGATGGCACCAAGAAACCAAAAGGTTTACTTACTTATACTCGCTCTGCAAGTAATGATAGTTCTCGCACATTTGGTCAGTTGCAGGAAGTTACCAGCGCAGCATCAGGGGTAATCGATTTTGATGATCTGATTACTTTCTATCACAGTCTTGCTATCGCTTATCGTCCGGGCGGTAAGTTCTATCTTTCAGACACAATGGCAATGACCCTACGTAAACTGAAAAACAATCAGGATGAGTATATTTGGCGTGATAGTGTTCAAGAAGGTCAGCCGACTACGTTACTTGGTAAACCGGTAGTGATTTCAGACCAGGTACCAGATGATGAAGTGGTATTTGGTGATCTGGCTCTGGCATATTACGTTATCGACCACAGCACTGGCACTCGTTTAATTCGTGACAACATTACTAAACCCGGTTTCGTTAAAATGCTGGCAACTCGTTATGTTGGTGGCGGTCTGGTTGATAGTAACGCTATCAAGATCCTTAAAGCGGCTGCATAGGTGATTCTATGGAATGTCGTTCAATATCCAGTGTGTCGGTCGATGGTCGAAAGATCGTCGGTCGGCCTATCATTTATGGTGCCCAGTCTGAGAATTTAGGGGGCTTTACTGAGGTTATCGCCACCGGTGCTTTTAAAGAGTCTGTATCTGGTGATATTCGAGCCTTAGTAGAGCATATACCTCATTTACTGTTGGGCCGTACTCAGTCCGGTACACTTCGCATTGCCGAAGATAGCACCGGTATCACTATTGAAATTGACCCGCCTGATACACAAGCTGCTCGCGATCTAATGGTATCAATACAGCGTGGTGACATTAGCGGAATGTCGTTTGGTTTTACTGTTCCTGCTGGTGGTGATTCATGGGATTACACAAAAACTCTTACTCTCAGAACGGTGAATAAAGCCGTACTGCATGAAATCACTATTACAAGTAATCCAGCTTATCGAAATACTGAAGTAGCTTTACGCAATCTTCAGAATAACCAGCCCCGGCTTTCAGCATTCCGTCAATATTTCGCATTGCAGGAGGTGTTGTAATGTTCGGGTTATTTAAACGCAGCAATCCTAATAGCAATTGGAGCTTACTACAGTCCCTTGGCTTTGGTGTACAAACGTCTTCTGGCAAAGCAGTTAACGCTGAAACGGCACAGTCTTTACCAGCTGTGTATTGCGCTGTCTCTACGATTGCTGAGGCGATAGCCAGCCTGCCTATTCATATCTATCAAAAGCGTGACAACAATGAACGAGAGCGTGTCCAGGAGCATTATTTGGATAAGCTGTTAAACCGTAAACCAAACGGCTACCAGACAAGCTATGATTTCATGATTGCCTTAATGCGTTCAATCCTATTAAGAGGTAATGGTTACGCTTATATCGACTATGACAGGGCTGGCAGAGTGGCAGGTTTACACTGGCTTCACCCTGACTCTGTGATAATCAAAAAGCTATCAACGAAGCGGATTGGTTATCAGGTTGATTTTGACAATGGCGATACTCAAAACTTGCTTCAAGAGCAGATCTTACATATCAAATATCACAGTGATGATGGCATAACCGGTAAAAGCCCTATCCAAGTATGTCGTGAGTCTATCGGTTTGGGACTGGCTCAACAGGAATTCGGAGCTGTAACATTTAAAAACTCAGCCAGACCTTCAGGCATTTTAACTACTGACAATGAGTTTAGTGACAAGGGTAATGCTATTAAGCGTCTTAGTGACGAATGGAATAGTAAATTCAGTGGGTCAAAGAATGTAGGTAAAACGCCAATTCTTGAAAATGGTCTCAAATGGCAGAGTATTAGTCTCAGTAATGTCGATGCTGAATGGTTAGAGAGCCGTAACTTCAGTGTTGTTGATGTAGCTCGTATGTTTAAGCTGAGTCCTATCTTTTTGATGGATTACTCACACAGTACATTCAACAATCACAGTGAGGCCCAACGTTCATTTCTGTCTCAATCCCTACGTCCATGGCTCACAAATATACAAAGTGCCCTGAATGATTGTCTCGTTTCGGAAAGAAATAGTCTCAGGATTAACATTGAATTTGAGACCAAAGACCTGTTACGTGGCTCTACGGCTGAACGCTTTGAAGTCTACGATACAGCCATTCGCAATGGCATCATGAATCCCAATGAATGCAGAAGAGCAGAGAATTTAGCGCCAAGAGAAGGTGGTGATGAGTATTCTCAGTCATGGATTCAAAAAGGCCAGGTTGAACACAACGGGGGGGAGGTTGATGAATAATCAAGAACACTCGACCATCCCCGCTTTGGTCGTTTATACCCAAATTGGACCGGCATTTATTCCCCACCATCTTTAAGAGGCCGCTATGAAAGCCCCTGATTACGTTAAAACGACATTAGAAAAGCGCTACTGGCGTAAGCTCTTAACTGTGTTGCAAGAACGCGGAACACCGGTTCAAAGTATCGATTATTATGCTCTTGGTATGCTTGCCTGCAATCTCGCGACAGTGGAAGAATGCCGGGAAGATTTAAAGGAAAACGGTATTCATGTTGAGGTGTCTGGTGATCGCGGTCATATCGTTAGAAAACGGAATCCCTCATTTGAGTTGCTAAAAGAGTCTCAGGCCCAAGTTAAACATTATCTATCACAGTTTAAAATGAGCCCTGCTAGCCGTGGTGTTGAGCTATCTGGTCAGTCACTATCAGGGGATGACTGGGAGTTACTATAATTATCAAAATTAATGCATTTATTTATATATTCCAAAACATCAACTAAAGGTACGCTTTCAATTAATTTTAAACTCCTATCTATATGATTCTTTACTAGAGTAATATTATTCGCATTATTGATGGCTCGCTCACTCATGAATTTTCGAGTGGAATAGACGATGAATTTTGGAACTGTTTCTTCCATAAGTTCCCAAGAATAATCACGCATATAGTCACCTTTTGGAAATTCCTTATCTAAAGTCTCCTGCGACAGGTTTAGAAGATTCTCTATGAAGAACTCTCTTATAAGTGGCTCTTTTTGAGTTTTAAAAATAAATATTCCGACACTTCTGATAAATATGTTTCTTATGATTTTAATCGCGTGTTCCATAAGTTCTACAGTGTTAGAACTTTCTTTTGGAGAAAATTTTTCGTTTGGAAACTCAAAAGGTATTGAGTGATTTAGAATTGCTCTTTCCTTTTCTATTTCTAACTCTTTTTTTAACCTTCCAATATCATCAAAAACTTTCAAGTTTTTCTTTTCATAGTCGCTGGCTATTTCAGTTAACCTTTTGTTGTTATCTAATAATTCGCCATTTTTCTTCATTAATATAGATATTCTGTCAGAATTCGAATTAAGCTTAGATTTAATCTGTTCATTGTCAGCTTTAAGACTTTCGACCTGTTCATCTCTTTCAGCAATTAACTGTCTATTTCGGCTGAGTGTTTGGGTGTTGTTATCTATGGTTGCTTCTTGTTCAACCGTTCTTTTTATTGCTGTATCTTTTTGTTCGATTAATTTCTCAACGTCTTCGTATGAATATGTTTTCGTTTTTAGAATGTCTGAAATTTTATCATTGAGATATATGCCTGATTTTGCTCGAAATAATTCTATTATTTTATCAATGTATGGCCATCCGAAAGTGTACGCCGAAGCAAGGATTAATGGTAAGAAAATAGAGTCAAGGGTTGAGGATATTTGAAGAGTTTTTTCGTTTTTACCAAGTAATTCATAAAAGACTCTTATTCTTTCGTTTACATAATCGTCGCTTAAAATTAAATATAAAAATGCATCAAAGTGAACAATTAAAAAGCTCACGCAAAAACTAAAAATAAATGGGTTGTTTATTCTATCTGATGCACTTTTTAAAAAGTTTTGAATCGTATCTGTGAAACCAGCACTCATTTTATTAATCTCAATACTTACTTAACCAAGAAATCCAAGTTTCTTTTTTACTAGTAGTTCGTAGCCGTTGTTTTAGAGGACCTTCAATTTTTTTGAAAAATGTTAATCCTGTGAGCTTTTCTACTTCTTCAATTGGACGTATGCAGTCAGAAGGGTATCTAACAGATATACTAGCCAAGTCGCAACCTGTTTCTAAATTGCTGGCATGATCGAAAATAAATGCAACCGCTTCATCACGTTGATCATTGATTACTACTTTAAAAAATCCATGTGGTACACCAATCTTCCATGTGCTTGCTTCGTCGTCTCTATCGCCAATTCTTTCAATGGGCGTGTTAGCTGAGAAAATAGTTCCAGCATAAATATTAAATGAAGCGCCATTATCGATTAATGCCCTAATGTCTGTTTCTAATGCATACCATAAACCACCGCCTACACCATTAAACTTGTCGTGGTATTGCGGAGCAATATTTGACATGGAATTTACTTCATAAATTGTGCAAGCGTCATCAACATCTTCAATACTTTGATCTTCGTAATATGCATTTTTACCATCATGATCACGATCTCCACCCGATATGTAGTACGGAACTATATGGCCTCTTGCATAATTTTTCTCTGAGTCGTACCAGCCAACGTAATCATCGTCTTTGACCGTACTTATTTCAGGGTCGGTTCTAAAACTTGACCATCTTGACTTTCGAGTAGGAGTGTCACGATAAGATTTTTGAGCGTGCCAAGCAGCCCATTTAGGTACTAAATTAGCGTCATCGTAAGCTAGAACATAAGCTCGTCGTTCATACAGCTTAGAATCGTCTAAAGAGCCACCATATATGTGTTCATCTAAGCTTGCTTGTTCTTGGCTTTCCGTGAGTTTGCAATCTTTTAATCTGAGTGCGTTAGCATTTGAAGAGAAAATTAGAAGTGTAATGAAGACAGCAAAATATCTCATATGGTATCCATCCCTAGTTAGGTAGTTATAGCCTCACAACTTTGTATGCGATTATTATTTTTGATGATTACCTGTGATGGTAAACGTATTAATCTTAAAAATCTAATAAACTTCATAAACATAAAAAACATCCCAAACTTAGATGTCACGTGTGTTTGGGATGTTTCGGAAGTTTCTAGGGGGTAGGGAGTTTGGGAGTTAATATCGTATAGGTGTGTGAATTTTTATCCCCGATTTTGACTAACCAACGATCACCTTGTGAGTAATCATCACCGGTATACTGGTTAAGAACTCGTTCGACGTCTTTGCGGCTGGCAAAGGATTTACTTTCTTTGTGTGAAGCGTTTATCAATTCAGTGCGTTTTACATTACCTTTATTAATGTTCTGGCAGATAATATTGATTAGCTCTGCATCAGACTTAACTTTCGCTTCAATCTCACGTTGCTGGGTTTTTGTCTCATCTAAACGAGTAACGCTATCCAATAATTCTTGATATTTTATCCCCTCCCTTGTGGAATAGCTAAAAGAGACTTTGCGAGATACATTTCCTCTTTGTTTTATATTTTTAAATTGAACCGTCCTCAAGTCAGAATCGTTGGTTTCAAGAACATCAATAGTAAAAGCACAATCAAAGTCATCAACAACATCTGACGTGCCAGCCGCGATCAAACTCCCATCTTCAGCTCTATTTTTATTAGTGTGTGCAAGCGCAATGAGGGTACCTCCTTTCTGCGTAAATCGTCGGGCGAGCGTATTAAAAATAGTAGACTTCTTTTTATTCATGATGTCGGAGAATTTCTTAAGCGTGTCTAAAACCATAATTTTACCGGTCGCAGAGTCTTCGTTGACTATTTTTTCTAAATACTCAGGAAATTCAGATAGCTTAAATCCATTTATATCGGGAACAATACAATTGATGCCAAATTCGTCCATAATCCTAGCTTTAACAAGGCCCTCATTGTAAGTGTCATCACAATTTAGATAGTAAACATTGTGACCATCAATTTCACCGCTGCGAATGTTTTCTATTATCTGATGAATCGTTAATATAGTTTTCCCTGTATTGGGTTCTGCGAAAAATACTGTCAGTTGTCCATATATTGCAAGTTTAGGAAGTACAAATTTGTCCTCCAACGCTTTCTTCTGCAGCTCCTCGATATGCTCATTCATAACGAATTTATCGAACGAAAAACCTTGTTTAGATGATGGGGAAGGAGGCACCGGTTGAGGTACAGCCATACCTGCAAACGCTTCAGTAGCAGACTGTTTAATTAATGGATTTGCTGAACTCAGGGCTTTTTCAATTGTTAGTTCGCCGTAGGTGTGTTGTCCTCGTTTTTGGTCCCACTTATCCCGGTATCGATTTGATTGCCGGTAAATCACATCTATCACAACAGGATCGGAAGCAACTGACGCTACGTAATTGCAGAATACTAAGTCATCAGCGCTGGTATCATCTGACAGATTGCAACCTTCAAACAGCTTGGTAAAAGACTCAGCAAATCTGCTTTGTTTTAATTTCTCTAGAACATTGCTTGCTGTTTCTGAGCATTCAGACTGTTTTGCTTGAACAGATATTTTTTCTTTCTGTTTTTGCAAAGGTGCGGCAAATTCCAGCAATAATGATTGCCGGTTTGCGACAGGCTTTCCATTGAACTCCCCGGTGAGAGCAACGAATTGTCCGTTTCCCAGTATTTCAACTTTGCTATTGTGGAAGGTCTTACTTTTAGTGCCCATTCCACCGGGCTTTTCTGCTTCAATAAAAATATGACAACCTTCTTTTGAAACAGATAATTCTGCAGCACTATCAAAATTTTTAATGGCTTCAAAACACCAAGGCTCTTGAATACACTTGTCAAAATCTAAACATAGAAATGGATCGTATGGCGTTATACAAAATCCAAGTCCATCACCTAAACCTTGCTCAAGATGATGTATTGCAGTATCAAAACTCATCCAGTGCGCTTCGTTGGTTTTGCTGCCGTTTATCAATCGCCCATTGTTAATTGTTGAAGGAATTTTATTGTATTTGCTCTTACTCTCGTTCCATTGCAGGCGATATAAAAGCCATTGGTTAAAAGCTTTTAATTCCTCTGGATAACCCTGATTCAAGGACAAAGAGTGAAGAGCAGGTGGCATAGGGCCACCTGATCTTTTAGGTTGCATGTTGGACTCCAATCTTTATTAGTCGATCAAGGTGCTGGCTGTGAAGGGCTCAATTAAGCTTGCCAAAAATTGGTCGAAAGAATCATTGCCGGATTTATCTTCCGGGTGAATGTAAGATGCTGCATCACTGATACACCGAATGAATAATGACGTTTGTAAGTCTGCTTTGCAGTACAGCCTCATAAAGCGCGTCCTTTCACGATTCATTGGCATGACAAAAACAGCACAGGGTTCCGGCCTGGTATTAGAATACTTTTTAGACTCAAACTCTTTGAGCCCTCTTATCATTAGTCGCTTGTTGTGGAAGAGTAAAAAGAAATCCCTCTCAACCTTCAAAAGTTTGTCTGGGTTTTCAATGATCATTGCGTTAGCTTGTTTAAATAAATCAAACATGATCGACCTCCGCAATGTAGCCAATTTCGTAGATAAGACGTTCTAGCAATCTAAGTTCGTAAAGCTCCGTCTCCCATCGCCTAAATCGCTCATTTATGTCAATGGTTTTAATCCATGGTGAGCGTTCTTTTAGAATATTTGTGGCCAACTGTTTCAGTCTGAATAATGAATAATCCCGGAATTCATAACTTAAAATGGCCTCAGTGTTGTGACCCAAGATTAACAATCTTGAGAGGGTTTCCAGTCGGTAATCCTTTGAATTTTCCGCTTTAAAGTTCGGTAAAACTTCGAGTAATTTTGAAGTAGATAAGAGCCCGGTTAAACCTCGGTTCAAGTCAGTACATAATTCTTCGAAATCTTCAGAGAAGGCCGGGGTAGGCTGTGCTATTTTCTTCTTCAAGTTTCTTAAAACTGAAGCGGCTAGTTGAAAGTTTTCAATGTAATTAGACATGATTAAGCCTCCTCACCTTGGCATACAGCGTATGCATTTAATGAGTCTAGCCAGTTATCTAAGTCCTCTCTTTTGTAACGGACAGTGTTTCCGAGTTTGAGATAACGCGGTGTTGGAATGTTTGCTAGTTTTGATGTGCAACGACTGTTGCGTAGTGTAGCTTCTTTGAAGCCTAGATATGTTGCAGCTTCTTGTGATGTCAGTAAGTTCATAGTTATCGCCTCGTGTTTATAGATGACGATACCCATCTTATATCTGAGAATCGGAGATCATAGGAAATAACTTTTAAATATTTTTAAGTTTTTTTCTTGATTCATTTATATGGCATGCAGGCTCTTCAATACCGGTAAGTTCAGTTATCAGTGACTTCAGTTGTTTCGGTGCTTTAAACAGCTTTTTCTGTTTAAGAACATTCAGGCAATAATGGTCATACAACTCGACGGTCTTTCCAATAAGAAAATATGGTATATCTCTTTTGGATGATTGACTTTTAATAAAAGAAATTAAAGTTTCTACTGCTTCAAGTTCAAATTCCTTATCGAACTGATAAGATTCTGGTGTTATTTTTGAGTTAAAAGACAAGTCTTTATATTGCCTTACAATCTCGGCTATGCTGTTACCGCCTATTTTTTCAAGAGTATTTATTTGTTTTTTTAATGCATTTTTAAGCTTTATTAATTCACTTAAAACTATTTGTCGTTCTTCAGGTACTGGCTTTACGAGTGCACGGATTCTATCGTTCGGGATTTCTATGCCTGCAGGTGATTCTTTTTTTGATGCTTCAACAATCTTTTGAAGTTTATCGTAGTAAGAAACGTCTTTATCGAAGTAGCCTGCTTTTACGATTTCTTTCATGTCTATATCATGCGTCATCACAGAATACCTTGTTCGGTTAACCATTTGTCCCACATTATTAAAGCGGCTTTTCTTTCTTTCATATAATCATACTGGTTATATATCTTGAGCATACCTTGTAATTCATGGCTTAACAGCTTTTCGCACACAATAGCGTCTACACCTAGACTGCTTAAGAGAGTTTGAAATGTTCTGCGCAAATCGTGGGGTACGAATTTTTCTAGCTTAATTTCGTCGTTCTCAAATCGTCTGCGTAAAAACTTTGCACAGGCTGATCTATCTATGGGCTCAATTCCGATTTTCCCTGCAGTAGATGGAAAAACATAGTCTGAGCCTAAATCTGAATAAGCTGATTTCAGAGTTAATAAAGATGATTTCATCATTGGCGTTATCGGCACAACATGACTTTTGGTTTCTCCCTTGTTACCTTTTCTGTCACATTCAGGGAAGGTCCAGAGTTGTTTTTTGAAATCTATATTGCTCCACTTTGCTAAGGTCATTTCTTGGGCTCTACAACCGGTGAGTAAAAGTAACTTTAATGCTTGTCTTACTTGTAGACTCGCAGTTGATGTATTCAACCATGTGAAGAATGACTTTAGTTCCTGCTTTGCTAAGTTACGCGATCTTGGTTTTTCCTTGCCTCCAATATTTTGTCGCCGGGTTCCAATTAAAGGGTTCTGCTCAATTAGTCCTGTTTCTACTCCAAATTGGAAAGTCTGTTTTAGTAACGACAGGGTTTTATTAGCTTGAACCAATGCGTCTCTCTTAATTATAGGATTCAAACATTTTTCGACGATTACTTGCTTTGAAATACCTGCAAGCCTTAACTTACCGATAGTGGGTCTAACGTCAGCCTTGAATGCTCTCACGACTTCTTCTGGTCTTTTACGCTGAATCTTTATGTGTCCCTCGAAAGCATCCAGCAGATCGCTAACTTTTGCTGATCTGTGAAGGTTAGTCTGAGTCTGCTTATTAGTTTGCTTTTCTCCACAAATGTCGATACCTCTGGAAACCTGGCCTATTAAATCTTTAGCCCTTTTACGCGCGTCTTTTAGATCTATTGTATTGGTGCTGCCTATTAAATAATTACCCGCTTTGCTCCCCCTGCCACCTAAGCGGTAGTAGAGATAGTATTTCTTGGTCCTGCTTCCATCTTTTAAAGGTTTACCAATACGAAGGTGAAAACCATTTATTTCTGTATCGGTAATCCGTTCTACGTCTGTTGGGACTCCTTTAATCACTGATTCTGTAAGTTTGATTTTGATCGTTTCCATGTTGCACCAGTTATCTTTAAATTTGGAAATATGTTGCACCTGTGTTGCACGGACGGCAAAAAGATACCCATAAGCACCTGCTTGTCTACAAGTGTCTCTAGCTGCATGGTGTCATCAAAAATCTATAATTTATATATGGTTAGAGTAGGGCGGGGAGTGATGGTTTAGTAAATCTAATGACAGGTAAGGATGTAAAAATCATGCATGGGGTGTCAGGGGTCGGAGGTTCAAATCCTCTCACACCGACCAATCTCTCCTTTCTTCATGACGCTCTAAGCCTAATCTGGCGGACTCTACAGCACATCTTAAAGTCAAACTTCAAGACAACTCACAGAATTCACGACCATTCCGATATTAGCCAAATTTGTGAACGTTCACAATCTTGTTCACACTCGTGAATCATCTTCTAGACACATCAGGCAGTCGTGATGTTGTCCGAATGTTGAGTCTGGGAAGCTCCTTCAAATTTCTTCAGGTAGCTTACGGTTAACAGTGTTGTCTTCTTTGATTTTGTCTTGAGTGATTAATAGACTTTGGTGATAGTCCTGAGCTTCAGCATCAGTCAGAAAATCTACATCAGGCTTTAACTCTTCAAGTTTACCCTTCAGCTCAGCTAAATCCACTCTTAGAAAAATTACATGGTCGTTAATTAGATTGTTGTAATTAGAGTTTTTAATTGTAAATTGAATCAATTGGTTATGTTTTTTTGGTTGATATGAAAGCAATTAAAGACAGTGATGTAGGCGAAAATATCTAATTCAAAATTTCATTCGACGCCAGAATCTTTAGAAATTAAGATATCTAAAGTTTTTAAAAGCATATCTCAGATTGAATTTTGACCATATGAGAAAGGAATAAATTATGAAGTTCATACAAAGAGGGAGACGAGGGCGAAAATCAGCTGCAATACGTGGCCGTGTTGAGCGCTTGCAGGTAAAAACGTTAGAAGCAGGCCATATTGTAACGAAAGTAGTAAATGTTCCTCGGGACAAGCGCACATATGAAAACATTGGCGATGCGAAATATGCGATAACTCCAGTATGGGAAAATGGGTATTGCGTTGGCCATGCAATAGAAACTATAAATCCTATGAATCGAGGCAGGGTTGTTCGAAAAGACAGTCCCACAATATTTGTTCCAGGCAGAAAGCAGCAAGTTTACGATAAGATGGCTCTCCCCGATGGTATTTATAAGTGCGATTCTTGTGGTAATTACGTTCAAGTAGGGCATTCATGTTTTTAGTAACGACACATAATCTTGGCGTAGGCTTATAAAATGACCACTAACAAAGGCATGGATGAAATGTCATATAATAAAAGTATGGATGAAGGCTTAAAAGAATATGTTAAGCAGGAGATTGCCGCCTCGGCTAATCAGTATTACGACATAGGTAAATTTCTATTTTCTGTTACTACGTTTTTGATTGTGGCAATCTTAACAATTAGGAGTACGTTGGGGGAGCAATATAATTACATATTGTTCAGTCTTATTGTATTTGCATACAGTTTTTTTATAACACTTCGATTGACTGTGTTTACAAACTATGAAAACTCCATAGAGAAGAGTGTTTTAGATAACTATTATTCTAAACGAAAGTGGATGGGTTCTTTGCTGAAACATTGGGGATTTAGCTTCGTAGGGGGGTTAATAATTTTTATTGTTGCCTTGGCTTTTTCTACTTACGCGAAAGAAAACACAAACAGTAAGTCAACTAAAATAGAAGATACACTTGTACATATTAATGACACTCTTAAGTTGATTTACGAAGTAATTAGTACCCCCCCTGACGTGATAGGCCTGAGTGAAAAAGGTGACTTTTGCAAGTTAGAGCAAGCAAAGGTTATCGAAACACTAGAGACCATCAAGCAAATGCACTATCAGCTTCAAGACAATTTCGTTGAAAATGACAAGCATTTAGATCGTCATTTACAAATTATTTCAAAAAAGATTTCAAGTTCGTGTTTGAATTGAGAAGCCTTAACTGATTCGCATTATTCTTGAAAATTAAAAAGTCCAAGGTGCCGAATGTTTCAGGCACCTTTTTGTTTGGTGGAAATAGTTAGTCAGCCGATTGCAGCAAGCATGCCTGTATTTGCTTCATACTGTTCGTACATCGCTTGCTGCAACTGCTGAGCCTTCGACGCAGGGACGATAAAGCTGTCATGAACAGGAATCACGGGTATAGCTTCTCGCGTTAATGAGTCCATAACGTCATTTGCAATCTTGCTGTCGATATTCTGAAGCGTTTGCCAGGCATTGCGGTAAAGTGAGTCTGCAATCGCTTTATGTCTGGCTTCAAACATCCTCAGAAGGCTTCCTGCCTGCTTGGCATTGACTTTAAGGTGGAAAGATACTGCTCTGATTGCTTGGTTTTTGCTGCTGGTGCTGGTCGCAATCAAGGCTATCTTTTTAACTTTGCCTCTTGCTACTCCTTCGATGTCGTAGCAGTCACTTGGAGCTTCTGCGCCTGATAAATGATACAGAAGACGAGGGTGCATCGACTTGTAGTCAAGTTCAACGCAGGGCTCTTCATTAATCGTGATAGTCCTTCTGACAACTTGGGGTAGGTTCTGAGCGTCACAGTAAAACCTTCCACCAATACACCACTGACCTTTAAATATCCGTCTGCATGATAGGTCAGACTGCGATAGTTGAATGGTTCTGTTGTCTTCAGATGTATATGCCCAGTTATGACTTGTCCTCGCCTCATTCTGTGCCACTATCGATTGTCTCATACGAAGTGTGCTTGGCTCGTCACTGTAGTGTTGAATTGCAGACAAAACTGATCCACTTCACCCCATAATTTGCATCGAAAATTGATCCACTCCTTTAATGACTCCTGCGGATTTTCTGGCAGGAGAAAACGGAGTGATAGACGTGGCATTATT